ATGGAGGCGTTCTCGGAAGAGTTCAATTTCGCGGTCGAGGATTCCATCGTGAACGGCCTCGGTGGTGGACAACTGCTAGGGTTCTCGAAAGCCCCATGTCTGGTGACCGTGGCGAAGGAAACTGGACAGGCTTCGCAGACCATCGTGTATGAAAATCTTGTGAAGATGTGGTCACGCATGTGGGGTCGATCTCGCCCCAATTCCGTGTGGCTGATTAAACAAGACATCGAGCCTCAGCTCTACACAATGGGGTTGACCATTGGGACCGGCGGCGCACCTGTCTATTTGCCTCCAGGGGGCGCGAGTCAATCGCCATTCGCGACGCTGTTTGGTCGCCCGGTGATCGAAATTGAATATGCGAACACCCTGGGGCAAGTCGGCGACATCATGCTCGTCGATCTCTCGCAGTACCTGATGATCGATAAAGGCCCCATGCAATCCGCGTCAAGCATTCACGTGCGGTTCTTGAATGATGAGACGACCTTTCGCTTCATTTATCGCTGCGACGGGAAACCACTGTGGAACGTGGCGGTGACTCCCAATAAGGGAACCAACACGCTGTCGCCGTTTGTGACTCTTGCCGCGCGGTAAGCGGTGAGTGCCGAGAAGGAGAATTACCATGCCATTGCCATTCACACTCGCCGAAAACATGCACTTGGTGGAAGCGCTCGCGCCCGCCGCTGACGCGGCTGGTCGATCAGGGGCGTATGTGTCCCTGAAAAACTGCGCGAAACTCTTCATGGTCGTCCATATCACGCAAGGCAACGCGGCGACGATTGCGCTCACGATTAACCAAGCAACCGCCGTCGCCGGTACAAGCGCGAAAGTCATCACCAACGCGGTACGAATTTGGGCGAACCAAGATACCTCCGTGAGTGATACCTTGGCCGCGCAGACCGCCGCCGTGAACTTCACCACGAGCGCGGCGGTGAAAAACAAGATGGTCGTGTTCGAAATTGATCCGGCGGCGCTTGATCTCGCGAACGGTTTCGATTGCGTGAACATCGCCACGGGGGCATCGAACGCGGCGAACATCACACAAGCCATGTATTACCAGGCGGGCTTGAATTATGGCGGAGCCGCCGCGCCAAGCGCCACACAAGACTAACCCTTAACTTGTTGTCTCTGCTTCGTCCTCTCTTTGGAGAGGGCGGGGCATAGCCTCGGAGCAGAGCACTATGAGCACGAAAGCACGCTACGAAAATTCCATACTTCGCTATTACGAATCCACGACACAAGAAACCATTCACGTGATGGCTCCCGTGGTCTTTTGGGAGTCTTTTCTTGGAAAAGCCTTTGACACCACGAACATTTGGACGGCGCTTGATACAAGCGCCGCTGGAAATACTACCCCCGTCCTCGTCAATGACGCATCCAATGGCGTGCTGTCTATTCCTTTGGACGCTACCAACGAAGTGCAATTGTCTGGCCTAACCTGGGGCGATCAACGCACGCTCACGCTCAATCAGGGATTGAACGTGGAGTTCCGATTTAGATTTTCGGTTCTTCCGACAGGGGCAGTGACCGCCTGCTTAGGACTCTGCGGGGATCATAACGCGGCGGCGAATACCGTCGCGGAATCCATCTGGTTCCGTGCCGATGGCAACGGCGTGCTGACTGTCGAGACGGACGATACGGTCAACGAGACCTCCCAAGTCGCGACGGGGGTGACGTTGACGACGAACGATTGGACGCTTCTGCGGATTGATTGCACAACGATCAACAACATCCTTTTCTACATTAACGGCAATCGGGTCGCGTCGGGAACCACATTCAACATGTCGCAGGTCGCGGCGCTCGCGCTGCAACCGGTCGTGCGAATTGGGAAGGAATCCGCCGCGACCACGGTCGGCACGATTCAGCTCGATAAAGTGCTCTGCTGGCAGAACCGATAACTAGGTGTGACGCTGATGCAATCTCGTTGTCTCTTACCGCCCACAACCGAGCCGGTCTCGGTCGAGCATCTCAAGGCGCATTTGCGGGTGCAGCATGATGCCGAGGATGGATTGATTCGCGCGACCGCGATGGCGGCGCGCGAGGAATTCGAGCGGCTGGCGAATCGCGCGATCCTCTCGCAAACGTGGGAGCTGTCGCTGGACGACTGGTGCTCGGAGATTCGTCTCCCGCGCCCGCCGCTCCAGCGCGTGCTCAGTGTGTCGTACCGTGACGCGAATGGCGCGACACAAACGCTACCGACAACGCAGTATGAAGTTGACGCCACGTCGGAACCGGGCCGTATTGTCCCCGCGTATGGGGTAACCTGGCCAACGCTGTACACCGCGCCGAATGTCGTCACGATTCGCTACGTGGCGGGATTCGCCACGCCGGTCACGATCATCCCCATTGTGATGTGGAGTGACACGTTGACCTCGGCGGGGCGTGATTTCATCAATGGAGAGATGGTTACCCTGAGCTTTGTCGCGGAAGAAATGCTGATGTTTCCCTCGCCCCTTTCCTCCGCGCAACTGTACTATGTCGTCGGCGCGTCTGGTGCGAATTTTTGTCTCTCTCTCTCGCCAGGGGGGGCCGTGGTGCTGATTGATGGGACGCATATCCCTCCTGGGCAGCTCTTTGTGGGGCGCATCCCGGAGGGCATTCGTGCCTATATCAAGATGATGGTCGCGCACTGGTACGAGAACCGCGAGGCGATCACGGTCGGCAATAGCGTCAATGAGATTCCGATGGCGGCGGAATCGCTTTTTCAGGCATACCGCATCCAGGAGTTAGTCTGATGCCACGGGCTGGGCAATACCGTACCCTCGCGACATTTGAAGAAGACGTTGGGACTGACAATGTCGTCAGTGGCCAGCACGAGGAGCAGTGGCAGCCGCTTGCTTCCGATGTGTGGTGTAATTTGATGCCGCTATCGGGGCGCGAGTTCGTCGCGGCGCAACAACTAGTGACGAACATCACGCATCGGCTGCGGGTGCGCTACAACCCCACGCTCACCCTCCATCCACGGTTACGGCTCAAGGTAGGAGATCGTGTGCTGCACATCAGCCATGTGCTGGATGTGGAAGAGCGGCGCACGGAGCTTGAGATGCTATGTACGGAGGCGCAGTAATGGCAGCGTTACGCGGCGCGAAAGAAATGCAGGCGACACTGAAGAAAGTGCGGTCGGGGAGTCAGAACGCGGCACGCACGGCGGCGATGGCGGGCGCGCGGCATTTGCGCACGGCGGAAAGGCAAGCGGTCCCGCGTGATTCTGGACATGGGTCTCGAAGCATTATCGCGAAACGGGAACGGAGTCGTCCGGGCGAAGGCATCGCCACGGTGAAAGTGACGAAAGCAGGGTTCTATCTCAAGATTTTAGAAGTGGGCGCGAAGTCGCACGACATCGCCGTGAATCTTGTCCACCGGATTATTGATCGCGCCTCGCGCAAAGTGACCGGGAAGACGAAGGGGCGGCGCGCGTTGGCGATTGGCCTCGGCTTCGGACGTGGCCACGGATTACTAGTGTTTCGTCGAGCGGTGCACCATCCCGGTGTCCGTGCCCGCCATTGGTTCCGCTCCACCTACGAGCGTGAGAAACCAACGATTCTGGACAAGGTGCGTGAGTCGTACACCGAACAACTCGCCAAGCAGGTGGAGAAGAAAGGGCTCTAATGGCCATCGTCGAATGGGAATTCCGGAACGTGGTGCTCGCCGTCCCCGCCATCGTGGCGTTGATCGAGGATCGGTTGCGCCCGATTATTCTCAAACCGAACGAAATGCTCCCAGCCGCGACGTATAGCCGGACGAGCACGCGGTATGACACGGAGGTAGACGACGCGGCAACGGAATATCCCACGATGGAACTCACGCTATGGGGGTTCGATTATCTCGCGATGAAAGAAGCAATCCTCGCCGTAAAAGACGCGATGCGGACGGGCAATCATCCCGTGCCGATTAGCGCGATCACGGTGACGGGCGAGGACGACGTATTCGACGACCGGTTTCAGCATGCCGACGGCATTGGCGTCCCCGGCGTGCGGTTGGAATGTCAACTGATTGTTCTTTAGGAGGACCGTATGGCAACATCCTTTTCCGCCCTGATGGGCATGAGTTTTTCGATTAACTACCAAAATCTGAACGACTTCAATAATGCGGTCGATAACTTCACGAAGTCGTACACCTACTCGCTGACCGATGGGACGGCGGCGAACCAAGCGCAGAAGCTGTTTCGGGACCAACGCACTGTGACAACGGGCGCGAATGACGATCTCGATCTTGCTGGCGTGCTCTTGGATTCCTTTGGGCAAACTTTAACCTTCACGGCAATCAAGGGCATTTGGGTGTTTTCTTTGACGACCAACACGACGAACCTGACCATTGGCGCGGGCGCGAACCCGTTCGCGACTTGGCTTGGTGGCACCACGCCGACGGTCGGGCCTATTGTTCCTGGAGGCGCGTTGTTCGTGTACCGCCCTGACGCAGCGGGCTACACGGTGACGGCGGGCACGGGGGACATTCTGCGCATCGCTAATAGCGCGGGAGCATCGGCGGTCTACGATATTGCAATCATAGGTGAGGGTTAATCCTTGCTACCAGTTACGTAGGCTAGGGTCGCACCCGATAAGACGGAAACCCGAACCGTCCTGCCTACGTAAAAATTTCGGGCGGCCCACGGGGGGCCATGTCATCGCAAGGAGATAGACATGGCAAAAATGTTAGGACGTGGCGCGAAACTCTTCTGGGGTGACACCACGGGAGCAACCAACTTCCAACAAGTGCCGCAGATTCGGACGATTGGCGAAATTCGGAAAACAAGCCCACGGGTGGCCGTGACAGACCTCGATAGCGTAGCCGAGGAGTATCTCGGCGGTCTGCCAGACCCCTCGTCCTTCACGGTTGTTGGACTTTGGGACCCCCTGAACGCGCACCACCAGCAGCTAGACGCGGACCAACGCGCGGCGACCGTCCGCTACTGGAAACTAGAAATCTACCGAAGTGGCGGATTGATCCGCACGGGTATCTTTCAAGGGTATGTCGCGGAATTCGGGACGGGGCCTTTCGAGAACCAGAACCCGGTTGAAGCCAGCATGTCGATCCAGATGTCTGGTGACGTGACGTGGTCATAAACAAATTGTGATATAACGCTTAGTAACATCGGGGCCTCACGGGAGGGGCGAAAACATGGAAAGCGCGCTATACGGAGAAATCGAGGTAGTGAACCCGCTCGCTGAATGTCGTGAGCAAATGGAGGCGGATTGGCGAGTGGGTTCGGTGCGGCATTGGAAAATTGAGCAAGGCAATGAAGACGGCCTCGTTCGCACGGGCATCTTTCAAGGGCGGGTCGTTGAGTTCGAGGACACTATTGAAGCAAGATTTTGTATTCGATTATCAAGCCCCATAATTTGGATGAATCATCGGGACCTCACGGGAGAGGATTAGACATGGCGAACGTATTGCGCGGTGAAATTGATTGGACAGTCGGAGAGAATCTGCATACTCTCCGACTGTCCTTGGAAGACCTCAAATCCTTACAGCAAAACCTCAACATTCCTACCCTCAAGTGGCAAGAGAAAATCCAAGATCGCGATCTCGGCATGGTCGAAATCGACGCGATTCTGACCCTGGCCTTGCGCCGTGGAGACGCGACGCACTTCCGGCGACCGTCGGATGTGGCGGCGGTGCTTGAGGAGGCGGGATTTTTTTCCAGCTTACAAGCGGCGATTAACGTGCTCGTTGAGTCCTTGCGCGACCCCGTGGATCGGAAAAAAGAACAGGAGGAAAAAGACGCGACCCCTTTGCAGTAGCGGGAGAAGACCTCGAACTGCCGTGGTCGGCGTATGTCGCGTTTGGCTTGGGGCGGCTAGGGCTCACGCCTCGTGAATTTTGGGGGATGAGCCTGCCGGAGTTCCTGCTGGCGCAAGAAGGGTATCGCCTCCATCAAAACGAGGAGTTCTTACGCGCTGGAGTGATTACCGCCGCGATCCTAAATACGAACCGTGACACACAACGATATGGCGTCCTAACCGCGAGTGATATTTTCCCGTTTCTCCCAAAACAGAAATCAGGTCAAGCAGCCTGGGAAGTAGAAGCCTACACCGAAGACCCGGAAGACGAGTAAGGCATGGCGGAACAGAATATCGGCGTACTAGTCGCGGAGATCACGGCGCGCAATGAAAAATTTGACGCCGCCTTACGCGCGACGGAAGCCCGGCTTGGGTCGTTCGAGGCGAAGGTCACGCAGGCGACGACCAAAGTCGAGACGGCTTTCTCCG